AAAAGCTATTACCATTTGGTAACTTTCTTTCATCTGTAGATGCAGTTATCATATGATGCACTGGCAGTCTCTGTAACTTAGCTAGACTAGCAAAAGATTCTCCAACAAGTTTGAAAGCATCTCTATTATCAATCTCCCATATGAAAGGCATAGTATCAACTTTTACTTCCTCGCCTTTTGCATTCATAGGATTCACTAGCTCAACAACACCAAGTACAACTCGTACTCTTTTTATCTGCTTGATAAGGTCTTGTGTCTTCTCAGGCAATGCCTTGAAGTCCTGTATATATCCTGCAGGTTTACCACAATTAAAACCGCCATCATTGTCTTTCAAATCTACATTAAGATTGTCAGACATAATAGTTTTGATGTAACGATTTGGGGAGTTAGCACCACCCATAACAAATCGCTTATACATAAACCTTTGCATGTGCGGTCTTATCTTTATAGAGTTAGCGTAGTAGGTATCACCATCGGGTATCTCCAATTTATATGTACCACCGCTAACAGTTTCTACGTTAACACTTTTACCTTTTACTTCTGCTGTACCCATGATAGGCGAATGGTTAATTCTAAGCCTAGCCAAAGAACTGCTCTTAGCTTTCGCAGGAGCTTCATTAGCTATGCCCATAGCTTTCGCCATTGCATTGTAATTATTCGGGTCTATAGTTGTAAGTTCTGTCATTTATGTTGTCTCCTTTTTAACAAATGAGCAATAGTTATATCATACTACATCTTTAGTGTCAAGCCAATTATTACCTATTTTTGCTTCTAATAACAATGGTACATTAAATTCTATTCCCCACCGCATTGATATTATACCAGATAAAGCTTCATTAGTTTTATCTATCGTATCAATAACGCTTTTTCGTTCTTGTGGGTGAACATCAATAACAATACTATCGTGTACTGTATTAACAATACAGGAATGCATTGACTCTAAAAGATTATCAATGTGTAGCAGTGCCAGTGGCACTATGTCTGCTGTAGCAAACGACTGCACAGGATAATTCTTTATCTGTGTGAAGTGGCTAATCCTGCCATTTCTATTACGTGACACATCGGGGAAAGAAAACTCTCTGCCTGATGGTGTACTAATCTTTTGATTGTCTAAAGCACTACGAGCTAACGTCTTGTGCCATTCTGAAATACCTGCATACTTTTGAGTAAAGTGTTCGTAGTAACTGGCTTCAGCTTTAGTTCTACCAAACCCACTCGCACCATATAGCGGAGCAAATGTATGAGCCTTGGCTTCTTGTCTAGATGTTGGCTGTCCTGCATCAGATATAATCTTAGCAGTGTAGGCATGAACATCAAAGCCTGTAGATACTTCTTCCATAGCAACTTTGTCCTGTGACAAATATGCCGCAGCTCTGAACTCCAGTTGTGCAAAGTCAGCTTCAAGTATCTCACCACCTTTCCAACGAGATATAAATACTTTCTTAACAGGAAACGTACCACCTCTGGGCATGTTCTGCATGTTTGGGTCAGCACCCGATAGTCTGCCTGTCGATGTACGATGCTGTAATAATCTAACGTGTAGCATTTCATCTGGTTTCATGTGAGTTGATATACCTTCAACAAAGGAAGATAGGTACGTATCTACAGCAGATAGCCTACGAACTTTACTAAGAAACTCTTGGGCTTTAATCATCTTCTTATTCTTCGCTGTACTCTCTAGCACCTGCAAGTTTACCTTGTTAGTTGTAAATCCATTAGCAGATGCCCACTTTGGTGATGGTGGTACAAAGCAGAATCCTGCACGTTTATCTGTAGACTTAAACAAATAACCTGCCCCATCGCACGTACCACAACGAGACTCTTTTGAGAATGGAGTACCATCCTTCTTTGTCTTACGTATTTTACCATATCCCGAACAGTCGGGGCATTGTTCTGAGTCTGTCCTATATAATTTTTCTGTACCTTGAGATATAGATGTCTTGAAGTCTGAGCTTGTCATGTATGGGTCTATGCTGTTACCCCACTCAGTTTTATCTTTAACTTTCCTGCCATATATAACCCACGATAGTTGTTCTGGACTATTGAGATTAACAGGAGTATCCCCCATAACATCTCTCACTATATGCTGTAAGTCGGACAGAAGTTGTTTCTTTTCTGTTTCATATTCAATACGAACATCTCTAAGAGCAGAGAAGTCTACCTTAAATCCTCTGTTATATATCTTAGCCAAGCCAACTGCTAACTGATTGGTCAGAAGAACTGTGTCCATCAAAGGCGAATCAGTTGTGTTTAATTTATATGTTATCTTATTTGCTAACTGTTGTGTAGCATGTAAGTCTGCCGACAAGTACTCAGATAATTCATCATGTGGTATATCTCTAGTAGACATGCCTTGCTTGAAATAATTCTTGAGTGTGTCTTGTTTCTTAGTATCTAACTCATATCTTTCTGCACATGCTTCAAGCGACAGTGGTTGTTTAATGCCACGCTGTAATACATACTCAGCAAGCATAGTATCAAACACCGCACCATCATACTTAAATCCAGACTCCCACAACCACATTAAATCATACGCAGAGTTGTGGCATATGACAGCACCTGCTTTGTCAAGTAAGTCTTGTACAATTTGATGTCCATTGGGTGTAGCTTCCACACCTGCGTGGTCAAATGTAACGATATGTTCTTCACCTGTATCTGTCAACACTCCAACCATAACAAGCGTATTGTCTGGTTCAAATGGGTCAAGGTGCATCTTACCATCTCGTTTGGTAACTGTGTTTTCTACATCAACAACTATTTTCACGATAAGTACCTCGCAGTTTTATAATCAAGTTCGCAGTGTACCACACCATGCCATCCTGTCAACTTATTTTTCACAACATTTAAATGTCTTTGTGCATCTTCTTCTTCTTGACCATCTACAGGTGGATTCTTGGCTATCAATACCATCAAGTCAGCTTCGGCTGCCTTACCTGTACGTGAACCTTCCATCATGGATTGGTTCAGCAACACTTTACCTTCCGCATCTGCTGAAAGCTGTGACATGTAAAAGATAGCACACTCATGTTGCTTGGCAATCATACGAGCGTGTACAGCATTTGCTTTCAGAGCTTCATCTGTTCTGGCAAATCCTGCTGTCTTAGCAAACTTATCACCCATATCTAACAATACAATGTCAGGCTTGAATGTCTTACATATACTCTCAACCCAAGCCATGTCACGACCAGTTGCATCTTTTATCTTGATGCGTTCTTTAACTGGTGCATATAAGTCACGAGCTTTGGTAGGATTATCCTTAATTTCTTTCATGGTCATACCAGTGGCAGCAGTTAGGTATCTAGCACCCACACGATGGTATCCTTCTTCGTTACATAGCACAATGCAGTTAGCACCTTGATGGGCAAAGCCTTGTGGTGATGCAATCAAACTGGCATGGAAAGATGTCTTACCAGTATTGGGTCTAGCACCTATCTCAATCAGATGTCCTGCATTCACACCTTCGACCTTACGTGTAAGTGTAGGCACATTGAAAGTCCATCGTGCTTCCAAGTCTGCTCGTGCAAGTAATGTTTCTATCTCAATGTCATCCCACTCGACATTCAAGTTGGGAACAAAGTCATCCCCATACTGCTCTAGCATAATACGTAATGGCTCTAGGCTTGACATATCACCATTGACATAATCAAATCCTAAGTTAGCAATCTCTTCTCCAATGACTTGCTGAAACAATTTAGACAACACTTCGTTAGCTATGTCGCTACCCATAGGCTGTTCTTTCTTTATCTTGAAGAACAAAGAAGAGTAGGCTTGTTTCTGTGCGGTAGTCATAGTAGGATTGTTTGACATAAACAGAGCTTCTATTTCATCGGGTGTCACAGTACGCTCGTACTTAGTCATGGCACTGTCGATAGCCTGTTTAATCTTGCGAACATCCTTACTGAATAGCTTGTCGGGACATTTCGCTCCTCGGTGGTCATCATAGAATGACCTATTCATAAGACTTCTAATTAATGATAATTCCATTTAATTTCTCCATATCTTTGGGGTCACGATATTTCAAATCGTTAGTTAGTTTAAGGACACGTACATCAGATACATGCCCACGTAATTCTTTCGCCATCTGCAGTGTCTTCGGTAATGCATCGGGGTCTAATGCAATTACTGCTGTCGAGAACTGCGAGAGAAATCCTTTATGCGACTCCTGTAGAGATGTACCAAGAATCGCAACCCCAACAAAGGAACTGTAACCAACAACAGTTGCACTCACACAGTCCTCAACAACAACAGCCACCTTACCACAACCTGCGGTGAATGGCAACCCACTATTTCCATATTTCTTCCATTTAGGAAGTCGTTTGCTAAGAGAACGACCTGTGGCATCTACTATAACACCATCATGTCGCACTGGGAACACAGCACGATTATCTTTCACATCGTAATATAATTCCCACTCATCTATAGCATACTCTTCTGCGAACCTAGTGAGTTCACGCTGACCTTTACAAGGCACAACGTATTCGGGTAATACAAAGTCTTCTGCATATTTCTCAGCACCTGCGAATCCCATGCCAGTTTTGATACTACTACGAATATCATCAACAGACAAATGGACACGAGTACCGCCTTTAATATTACAAGATGCTTTGTAACAATTCCACACAAGAGAACCCATATTGTTGGTGATTGTAAACGTGTTACGACCACCACAATTAGGACAGTCAGTCCTTTTTGTAGTTCCATTTGGAATATCATCACTTATATTGTTTATTACATTATTAGTATACATATCACTTTCCTGTGTGGCACTTGTAAGTGAGTGTACTGTGCATTTTTCTCGTTGTCAATGCATTATTTGCACTCATGTACGTATTTTTCATGTATGGCTTCACAGATTGTGGATTAGCATGTCCTGTTACAGACATTATTTGTGCTATTCCTACACCTGCATCCACCATTTCTGTAGTACCTGTACGTCTTAAGTCGGATAAGCGTAACTCCTGTGGCAATTCTGCAACAGTCATAATCTTTTTTGCGTACTTGGGCAATTTATATATTGTATATGGTCTATATTCACCTTCAATCGGGCGAGGTCTAGGTGCAATATATTTCTGAAAGCCAAAATCTTTCTCTTGTTCCTTCAGCATATACAGTAAGTCATCATCAATAGGTAACTCAACGTCTGCTCTACGTTTAGATTGCTCAATATGTACACGAGCATCTTCAAAGTTTATGTTGTCCCATGTGAGTAGTCGCATATCTCCTAATCTCTGACACCAAGAGTATGCCATATGTGCAATCAATCCTATGTTACGTGTACTAAAATCGCTGTAGGCTACGTCTAAGAATGTTTTGATATGTTCTCTACTCCAGACAGTCTTTCGCCTGTCAGTGGTTCTCCTACGCACGTTAGAGAATGGATTTACAGTGGTATGTTCCATGCGTACTGCGTAGTTAAATAATATTCTAGCCACACCCATGATATGATTGGCGAAAGATATTCCTCTGTCACACCACATATCGTAGGCTAACTTTGCACGTTTGGTGGACACTTCAGTGTATCGCAAGTCTCCTATGACTTTACCATCCAAATCTGTGTCCAACAAAACACCCATGAAGTACTTGTATTGTGATTTAGTTTCATCACGTAAGTTCTTGTAATCATGGGACTTATAGTATTTGTCCACAAGTTGATTTACTTTTGTCATGCTACCAACTGCTTTTTTATAAATCTATTCACGATAATCTCCATCAATTAAGTTCTTAAAGTTTTTAATCATCTGTTCATCTTCATCAGATGTAGAATCAAAGTCTGCATCTAGTGTAGGAAAGTTAAACTCCATCTGTCCTTCATTACTTTGACCCCATGTTATTTTCTGTGGCATACCACATTCACAGCAACGCTTGTCAAAATCAATCTCAGCGTTACAACAAAAAGAATAATTACTCATCACATCACCTGCACAAAACAAGCGTTTAAAGTAAATGTCATAGCAATCAACATTACTATCATCATTAGTGTAAGTTGTCCTTCACTCATTTCTTTACCTCCGATATAAACAAAAAGCCACCACCATTACCTTCTGGGTCTTGTGATACTTCAATCATTACTTCTTCGTTCCCGTTGCTAATTATAAATTGTGGGAAAGGGTCAATGTCTTTTTCTTCTGACATACCTAGAAACTTCTTGATAGTAAAGCCTTCTAGTTGTTTGTAGTGTTCATCAAATGCATTACCCATACTGCACCACCTGTCCTGTGTTCCACTTGTCTGCTTCCTTCTGTGCTTCTTCGGGGGTATCAAACAATTTGATTGGACTGTTTTCATTCCACATAGAACCACACCCTTGCTTTAC